TGTAGACGTAGTTGGTCTGAAGGCTGGTCGTCACGCCCCCGGTAAATGCCGTGATGTCCGGCGGAGGGCTGTCGGTCAGGAGCACCATGTCGTTAGACCTGACTAGCTGGTTGTTCACCATGCCAGGGTAGACGTTGAACTTGATGGCGCCGGCATCCTCGCGAAGGTCGTAGACCTCAAGCAAGCAAGGCGAATGAACCTCGTCCTGAAAAGGGTCGGTCGTATCCAGCGAGACGCCGAAGCCCCCAGAGGTGAAACGATACCCGATGCCTGGTTGCATGTTTAAGCTCATACGCCTTGGTATACTTCTGCAGGATATCCCTCGCGGTTGAAACGGATTTCGTAATTGATTTTGAAAACACGAGGGACGCCGCTCGCCTGTACTGCGTAATCCTCGAAGGATACCTGGGACAGCATGATCGTATTCCGAACCGTGCCCTTGACGGTAGCAGTCCAAGTGGTGCCAATGTGGTCTGGGAGAAGCTGACAGCCGCTTCCAAAACTGTTTGTCGCACTAGTCTTTCCCAAGTTGCCGCGAAGGGTGGCAACCTTGTTTATGTTGCTGGTATAAACACAGCCCGAAAAGGATGTCGTCGGCGCAAGGTACTGCGTCTTTCCGTAGAAGTATTGATTCGCAGCAGTGCTTGAGTCAAGGAACCCGACGAACCCTCCGGCGTTGGTAGCAGTGCCCTTGAAGTGAGCGCCGAAGACTCCTCCGACCTTGTAGTCGGGGTTGATTGTAGAAGCCGTGAAGGTCGTGCCCGTGCCGGCGATGGCAGTCGTAAACCCGGTCGAAGGTCCGAAGAAATTGGGGTGGGTCGTGATATGCTCAGACGTCAGGCCGTGCGAGGCCGTCACGTTCGGGCGGGTCATGTCGCCCCCGGCGGCCACCTCGTCAACGCCAACGTAGTCGGCGTCGATCGTGTCTAGCGCAAGGTCGTTGCGCGTCAGCGTGAACTTGTGGACATACATCGCCGAGTACTGCGGGTGCTGCTGACCGCCGACGACAGCCGTGCCTCCGACCGTGCGGTCAACGATGTAGGTCGCCTTTCCGGTAAGCAGGCCGTAGCCGTCGGTCTGGTAGACGCCACCAGCCTGGACGAACTTGGTGGTTAACGCATTGCCTAAGGATATAATAGCCATGAATTATATAATGGGTTTAAAAAGTGATTAGCGCTTACCTGCGGTGACGGGGGTGACCGGGACGGCGCCCTTGTCAGTAAGGTCAGACGGAGGGCCAGAGTTGCCACCCTTGGCCGCGATCATGCGGAGATATTCAAGCTGCTGTTTGGCGACTTCAATCTGCTCATGCATCGCCGAGATCACCGGGTTCTGACCGACGCCGATGACGTCACCAGAAACGGAGGAGGAACTTGTGACGCCCTTTGTGTCGGCGGCCTTCTCCTTTTCAGTTTTCCCAGAAGCACCAGAAGCACCAATGGCGGCAAGCAGGGCCTTGGCGGCTTCGCTCTTTTTGCTTTCAGTGGGTGCAGGGGAACTCGTCTTGACAGAACCGTCCGCTCCCATGGCAACAAGCGAGCCACCCAAAGGGGTGGACTTGATGCTCTTCATCGCAAGGCCAGCGGCAAACCCTTCGGGTAAGATTTTGTCTGCGACCTTAAAGCCAAACTCGGCGAACGTCTCGGCAATCTTAGTGGCAAACTTTGCGTAGGTGTCGTAGGCCTTGAAGATGTAAGCGACGAAGACCTTCATCTTGGCGGTCAGTCCGTCCATGGCGTCGTTATAATCCCCAAGCATCTTGAGCGTCTTGGCGTCTACGATCGGGGCGTTGGCGATGTCTTTGGTCAGCTTCTGGTAATCGTTAAGAAGCGGGAGGATGTCGTTGCCAATCTTGTCTCCGAAGAAGGCCGTCGTGATAAGAAGCTTTTCGGAATCGTCGGCGCTTCCAGCTAGAGCCTGGGCGATGGCGATGAAGACGGCAGACGCGTCCCCCGACTTCAGCTGCTCGAGGGAGATGCCCAGTGCATTGAACATTTCGACCTTCTTGCCGGTGCCGGCTGCGGCCTCTGCCATGTCCACGCGCAGCTGACGGGTGGCCTTAGCCAGGGCGGATACGGAGACGCCGGACTGTTGGGCGGCGTACGCTAGTTTCTGGAACTGTTCCGCCGATAGGCCTGATCGGTCAACCTGGTCGGCGATTTCTCCCAGCTCCTTGAACGTGGAGCCGATAAAGTTCAAAGCCTTATCGAATAGGACTGCAGCGCCAAACATCGCGGCAAACTTTTTGACGATGTCGTTGCCGGCTTGCTTAAACGATCCGTTCAATGAATCGACAGACTTCTTTGCCCGACCCGTCACCTGTTCGACGTCGGACTTTCCTTTTAATTCGTACTCAAGTTTTTGGGACATGGTCGGCGGGGGTCTTTACCTCTGCGGAAGGGGCAACCTTTTCTTGGCGTTCCTGTTCCTCCATGAAGGCCTCTTCGTCCGTGGTCAGAATCTTAGACTCGGAACCGTTCATGGCAGCGTAAGCCGCGTTGAACCAGATGGCCTGACACTCAGGCATCTCCCACGCCCGCTTCTCGTCAAAGCCCTGTTTGACCAGGGACGCCACCACCATCAGCGGCCAAGGGACTCCGGCATCCTCAGCCGTGCCCCCGGTCTTCGTGTTAGTTGACCAAAACTTTGGCCACGCTGAGACGTGCGCATACTCATGGAAACGTTCGCACTCAGTGAGGAAACGGCCGGGTCGTGAGGTAAGGTTCTCGACTAGCTTGATCTCGCTTTTCGTGAGCTCGCCGATTGGCTCTTCGGCGCAGATCTTTACGGCCGTTAGAAGGTCAAGCGGAGTAGGCACCCTGCCTGACTCGTCTGCAAAAGGGGATTCAATCGCGAGAAGACGCACCCTGTACTTTAAGGACCAGGGATAAACAGGCCGACCAAGGCAGGTCACCTTAGCCGGGTCTGTAAAAGCACGCAGGAATCTTCCGTCCACGCCACCTATCTTGACTCCCTTGTAAGGAAGTCAAAGAGAAGGTTAAGCGTAGGAGATACCTTCGTAATCGACCGCTTCGATGGAGACGGAGCAGAACCCCTTATTTACGGATTTCTCGTCTACCTTGACTACCACGCCCGCGAAGCTGGCCGAAGCCGTGCCAGAAGGATAAGCCGAAAGCGTGTTGGTCGTGAACGTAATCGTAGCACCAAGCACCGGGACGGTTCCGCTTTTGCAGATGCCGTCCACGCTCAGGGTCGTTTTGCGATCGTCGAGCCGATGGGTCACCGTGAGGCCTGCTTCGTTCTGGACCGTGTCTTCGTTGTTGAAGCCAGAAGAGACGGAGAAGGACTGGACGAAGAGATTCGCCACGGTCCCGGAGCCGATGCCATAGATGCAAGATGTGCCGTTTAGGATAGCTGCCACTGGTGTAGGGGAAAAATTTTTAGTTGGTTGAGGCTTCGAAACTGCGGGAACGGGCAACCCTTACGCGGTAGGGTTCACGACCACGAAGACGTCATACGAAAGGACCGAAGCCCAGGAGCGGTCGTCGCGGCCTTCGTCTTCGGACTCAGGGGTGACGTCATAGCATAGGGCATCCCCGCCGGCAACGAAGGCGGCCTTGATCGGGGAGAGCTTAGACATGGCGCCAGAGACTGCGGCCACGCGGGCACGATGCTGGCTCAGCGTAGTGTCGTCGGCATTGGAGAAAAGCGTCACGCGGACAGAGCAATGGAAATTGCCAAGGCCTTCGGGCAGTTCGCCTGGTGCCCGGGCAGAGTCGCAGAGGACGACGCACTTCGGCAGCACGTTGATCTCGGCGTTGTCGCCAGTGTAGACGGCGACCCCGGTCAGGCCATCGTCGGCGCTGAGGTAGGTATCGAGGACGGCCTCGACGATGTTTCGGACAGAGATAGTTCCCATAAGGTCAAAGTTTGTTGCGGCGGTTAAATCGTTTGGTGTGGCCTTCGAGCATATTGGCCATCATGAGAGGCATCTGCTTTACGCGGTTACCGTAGACTAGGTTCTTCGTATCCGCGTCAGTTGCAACAAAGTCTAAATCGCCAATGCGGTTCCCTAGCGTCAGCTCGAAGACTAGCTCGCCGAGCTCACGCCTGGACATCTGGACGTAGCCGTCGCTCTTGGCGTGGCGCTTAATCCAGAGGGGGATCTGCGAGCGGCCAGAGTTGGCACGGGAACGGGAGCCATATTTGAACTTCGGCTTTGGCAGCTTGGCCAGAGTATTGACCCAGCCTGCCTTAATCCTGCCCACCATCTTGATGCGTTCCTTGATGTAGGCCTCGAGCACCTGGTCCTTGACGACCTGTCGTTGCCAGAACTCGATGCCAGGTCCACCGTTCTTGACGATGCGGCCGCCGAAGCGCTTGCGCGCCGTCTCATGGATCTGGCGGACTTGCTCGGTGCTTTCGATGGTGGGCTTGTTAAAGATGTCAGAGGCCTCCTGCTGGCCAATCTTCCCGAAGTAGTTCTTTAGTTTCTTGAAACCCTTCTCGCTCCCGAACCCTTGGCCGAACATCCGCGTCCAGAGACCATTGCCGGAGAAGAGGTCGGAGTTGGCCCCGGCCAGTTTCCAGAACTTGGCGGGGTTGTTGGTGAAGGAGGCGCTGCCAAGTTTCTTGAACAGGCGCCCACGCTGGGCACGCACGCTCCCCGAGCGCTCTCCTACCATCACGGACTTCACGTCACGTTGGATGGCCCCAATGCCTGCCTTGCGAGCGTCGTCGGTCATGCCCCCACCACCAGCCTTGAGTATGGGAGGGGTGAAGATCATGGAGTCGCGGCAGCACAAGGCGCCTTGCTCCAGGAACACGTCAACGAGGCTCTCGTTCGTCCCATTGCGGAACTGTTCCATTGCGGCCACGAACTCGTCCCGGCTGCGGGGAACTAACCGGGCTTCCATTTACTGGTCCGCGTCGATGACGACGAGGGTAATCCAAGCCGAGGCAGGCTTGTAGGTCTGGCTGTTGATGCGGACAACCTTGCCCCCGACCGTCAAACGCTTGCCGATACCCAGTCCAGCGATGGGGACGCCAGCCGCTAGGGTAGGACCTGATGCCCCAATAGACCCATCTGGGAGGCTCCAGGAGGCCGTTACAGCGGGGAGCCTGACCGTGTACTGGGTCCGCTCACAATACCCCCCTGCTTCGAGGACGGTCGTATAGGCGGGTTCGGAGATGAGGCAGGAGAAGGTCAAGGCGGCGCCGGCGGTCTGCCCAGGGATACCCAGGTCGGCCACGATCTCCTTAGCGTCGGGGGCGAATTCAGAATACAGGCTCATAAATCTGCGGAGGTGGGCAAAAAAAAGACCCTCATTTCTGAGGGTCTAGTTTCGTGGGGCTTTAAGCCCCGGCGATTACGGGTTGTAGATCGAAGCGATCGTGCCGGAGGTCACAGACTTCGACGCACCGAACATCAGTTCAGCAGAGGCGACGAGGTTGCGGGTGCTCTTATCGGCCCAGACGTTGTAGTAGATGCTCATGCCGAGACCTTCGAGGGTCACGACTTCGGAGACGAGCATACCGTCGCGGATGTTCTCGAGGGCAGGGGCCGCAGCGGCCATCGCGAGGGCCTCAGGGGCACAGGCGAAACCAGCGAGTTTGGCTTCAGACGGGAACGAGGAAGCGTAGTAGACGCCGCCATCGAAACCGTAAGCGCCATCAGCGAGAGGCAGGGAGGTCGTGCTCGTCGGGATGAGCTGGCTGTAGATGCCAGGGTTCACGATGAGCGCCTTGCGGCCGGCCTTAGAGACGCCAGCCCAGAGAGCCTTCAGCTGAGCGGAGCCAGGGGTGACAGCCGTGTCAGCGGCGGTGACCGTGGCGGCGCCGAAGTTGGCGACGGTGATAGGAGCGGTAGCGACGGCCCAGATCTTGTCGGCGAGGGCGTCGAGGTTGATCTTCACGAGGCGCTCGAGGCGGACGGCGTTCTGAACATCAGAGTACGAAAGGCCGAAAGGCTGGTACAGGTGGTTAAGCGTGACGCTGGTGGCAGCGAGGGTGCTGTCGCCGATGACGTTGAAGGCAGAAGGGTTGGTGAGGGTGGTCGAACCGGCGGTGGCAACAGCCACCTGGATGACGTCCTTCGGGCGCTTCACGTCCGAGGAGAAGTCGGTCGAGAAGTTCGAGAGAGCGGCGAGGCGGTTGGCGAGGATGGTCTGGGACTGGGCGGCGAGGGTATCGACGATCAGTTGGGCAGCAATGGTGTTAGGCATATGTGTTTATCGGTGAGAGTTAGTGGGGGAAAATTAGGCGGACTTGAAGATGGCGGCGCGGTTCTTCTTGAGGAACGCGAGACGCTCAGGGCCGGAAGGCATCGTGGCGTACTGCTCGGCGATTTCCTTGTCGGTGGCACGCACCGGGCTGTCTCCCTGAGGGAGGTCAACGGCGGCGACGCCAACCTTGGCGACGATGGCCGCAGCTTCGGCGGAGGCGCTGATCTGGATGGCCGAGAGTTCGGCGACCTTGGCGATAGACTCAGCCAGGGCGGACTCGGAGGCCTTGAGGGCTTCGGTCAGCGCGGCGATGGAAGCGTCCTTCACGGAGGCCTCGACCTTGATGGCGTCCAATTCAGCGGACGAGCCAACGGTCAGTTTCTCGACGACGACGCGGAGGTCGTCACGTTCGGCAGAGGCAGAAGCAACGAGGGCTTCAGCGGCGACGAGTTTTTCTTCGATAGTCATGGTCTTAAAAATTGCGGGGTCGGGCAACTGATTGGGTCAGAAACCAGCGAGGGCTTCGCGGAGATTCTGCACGATGCCGGTGGCGAGACCACGTTCGGCGGCTTCACGGCCAGAGAAGACTTGGCCTTCCATGTCGGAGTCTTGGACGTAGCGGCGCTTGCGGCGCACGCCTTCGCGGAACTCGTCGCGGGTAGATTCGACCGAGGCCTGAAGGTAGGCACGCTGGTCGTCGGTAAGGGCGAGGCCCTCGGCGCCGGCGGCCTTGTGGATACCAGCGGCGATGACCTCAAACTTGATTCCCTGGGCGGCGTAATATTCCTCGAGGTTCGGGACCACAAGGTAGACACCCACGCTTCCGATCTGGGAAGAGGGCGTCACGACGAAATCATCTGCCTGACTGGCGACCCAGTATCCGGCGCTCGCGGCCATGTTGTCGGCGAAGGCGCGGGTCGGCTTGGGGAAGTTGGCAACCTTGGCCGCCAGTTCTTCGATACCAGTTACCGTTCCGCCCGGTGAATTGACGAAGAGGAGAACCTTCTCGACGGCGGGGTTGTCGGCCGCTTCATCGAGCCAGCCTGAGACCACGTCCACGTCGGTCGCTCCCATCATGCGTTCCATGGGGGAGACGCCCTTGCCGATTGGACCGGACAGCGGGATGACCGCCACGTTGCCAACAACGTAGGGCTTGGGCGATTCTCCAAAGAGCTGCGCGATCATGTCGCCGAGGCCGGCGGCCTTGGACGCTTCGACGTAGTCCTTTGCCCGGACGGGATTAATCAGAAGAGGCTCGAGCCCGCGAAGGCCCTGGGAAAGAAAACGCACTGGTGTTAGGGGGTAGAGGGTGGAGGGGGAGGGAGGTCGAGATTGTCGGCCACGTCAGACGGCGTCTGAGAGTTAGCCTGTCCCTGCTGAAGCCAATTGAAGCCGGGCTTGTAGAGCATCCAAACTGGGAGACCCTTTTCCTTGGCCAGCCCAATCACGAAGTTCATATCGTCGGCGCGCTTCGAGAGTTCCTGCTTAAAGTCGAGCCCGCGCTGAGCGTAGAGTTCGCTCATGCTCAGGAGACCGAGCTCGACGTCGGCACGATCGTTGGCGGCGTCACGGCCACCGTCCACGGTCACGCTCTTCGGCGTGGTCCACGAAGTGGCGTACCAGTTAGGGTCGTCAGGGATTGCGCCGGATGCAATGCCGTCGGCAATGATGTAATCCCAAGTGGGCTGGCAGAAGGTGTCGATGATGACGGTCTGATATTTTCCGAATACCCGTGCGGCCTTCGCGGTCACTAGACGAATAGACGCTCCGCCCAGGGCTTGAGGATTGGCGACGAACTCGAAGGGTAGTGAGCCGAAAGCAACGTCCCGCTGAAGCTCAGTGATAAATCCGTTAAAGGTTTGAGAGGGTCTTTTTGATTCCTGATGCTCGAGCTTCTCGTTGGGTTCCAAAACGATGAGCTTACCGCCGGCCTGTTCTACCATGCCGGAGTAGCATCGGTCGCCGCCGCCGAGTTCGGCTGCCATATTGTCGTCGATAAAACCGCCAGATTTATTGAGCACCCTTGTGACCTCACTCTGGTCTTTCACTGCACGCTTCTCGGCTTCGATGATCTCGTCCATATCCTGCAGGCTATTGACCGAATGCTGCAGCAAGGGGGTTCCGCGTGAGGCGCTGGAAGACGTAAGGTCAACGACGTGCATCATCGTGTTCGCCGGCATGAAGCGGCTGGAGCCGTCGGAGCGGTAGACGTAATAGCCTACGATCTCGCCGTAGTCGCCGAACTGCACACCGTCCCAGGTACGGTCAGGGGTGTCTCGGTCGGCAGGGTCTCCCACTCGGTGACATTCGATGACTTGGATTTTCGCTTCGTTGCGTCCGTTACGGACCTTTGCCGCAAAGCAGTCGCCGTCTCGGATGAGTGCCCGGACTAGCTGGGACTGCAGCTGAGAAAAAGAGAAACGGTTCGTGACGTCGATGCGCTTGGACTTCTCTGCGAAGTACTGCTCATAAGCCCGGGCGGCTTCAGGGGTGCTCGCGTGAGACTGCGGACGGATGCCATCGCCCGAGGTATACAAGACCATGTCGTTCAGGATTTGGTTATACAGACCATAGTTCCGCTCAGCAAAGCGGCACTTCTTGACCATCGTATTCCGATCGCGGGAACGAAGGTCGCGGCGTGCGTCCACATTGGCGCCCATGTAAAGAATCTGGCGGGCGTTGCTCTGCGTCACGCTCTCCCAGCGGGGGCTCTGCGGATAGCCGCCTCCACCAGTCTCCGAGTAGGCCTTCTGCTGAGGGCCACTAGCGCCGGCCACGGCCGGCTTCTTCGGCGCCTTTACGGAGGGGCTGCCGAGTTTCTTCTTCGGAGACTTAGAGGCCATAGATAGAGTCGTTGTTTCGGTTATCGTAGCGGGTGTTGATCACATTGCGACGACGACCATACTTGGCAGGGTCCAGCTGAGACAGCGCCCCCAGGGCTTCGGCAAGCATCTCCTTCGGGGGCAGGGCGAAGGATTTCGTGGCCGAGCTGGATGAGTCGGCGTAGGACATGAGGACCTTGCCCTCCATGATCATAGAGACCGCCTTGGCCTTGATCGCGAGTAGCTCGTCTTCTGACAATCCGATGAACAGTCCTTGCATAAATCTGCGGGTCTAGGCAACGGGTGGGAGGGACGGCCTCGGTCCTATGCCTCCGTAAGCGCACATCCTACGACGCTCCGAGACCGCCCCTCTTGCCTTCATGTTGAGCGACCTTCCCCAGGTTGCAAGTCGTCAGCCGTGGCTTCCCGCCCAACGACGCCCCAACGCACGGCCACAAGGAGGGCGAGGATTTCGCAGTCGAGCGCGTGGTTGTCCCGCTTACCCTGAGGGAGAATCCATGTGGCTTTCCCGGTCCGCCTATCACGGACGCGGACTTCACTATTCAGCTGCTCGGTATACTCAGGGGTGGCATCACGGGCGAATGAAAAAACCTTTCTAGCCCGCAAGCCGTGAAGCAGATCTTTGGCTTGGACGTTCGAGAACGAAATGAGCCAAGCCCGGGCAGGCGTACCAGGGACAAGGATGGCTTGCTTCTCAGAATAGAAACGGCGGACGGTGTTCCCGTCCCGGTCACCTACCGCGAAGGTCTCGGCGCCGGAACCCTTGGAACACTTCCATCCACGCAAGGCCGTCTGCCGATAGACCTCCTGCGTCTGGTCACCTGAGTCCACGCAGATCATCGCCTTGTGCGTACCCATGCGCTTCACGAAGTCGTCCAGGTCCTGCCACGTCTCGAGCTTCTCAAAGGCCATCAGGCGACTATGGCCTGACTTTGCGAAGCGGCGGGCGACCGCATAGAAGTGTCCGCGTTGAACGTCGATTCCGATGGCGCGGAACGGGATGCTTCCATCAGGCGCTCCCTCACGCTCGACCACTTTGCCCGCCGGCGAGATGACGGCCTCGGCCTCCCAGTCGTCGGTCATCGCGTAATCAGATGACTCGGTCGAGACAACCATCGCCCCGCCATCATCGCTCCAGGGAATAGCGAGATACTTGGTCTTAAAAATCTTGCGCCCTTCCTCGTCACCGTAGGCCTCCGACGCCTCCTTGCTCTTGATCATGTCTACGGCCAAGGAGCCCCAGCTCGTAGACGCCAAAGCGTTGACGTGCGTCCCAATCCACCCGGTCTTCTGAGGTTGCGCCATCTGCACGAACTGCGCCCCGTTCTCCACGGCGTTGCAGGCGATGCGCGTCTCGTTCGTGTCGGGCAGATGCTCCTTGCACCCCGCACATTCGTAGGTCGTGTTCTTCTCGACCATCAGGTGGTTCCATCCGGCAGGGCTTTTCGCCTGCTCCGGGAACCTTACGAAACTCCAATCCCAGGGCTGGAGCTTCTGGCATAGGGGACACACCATGTTCCATTCGTGTTGCGTTGTCATGCCCCAGATGTTGTCTAGGTCGTCGCCCACCATGCCGGCCTGAGACAAGTAGAGTTTCTTGGCCGTCCATTCGTAGGCCTTGGTTCGAGCCATCGACTGAGCGACAGCGCCTTTTTTCCAAAGCCAGATTTCGTCCCCGATGACGTACCGCGTCGAGATGCGCTGCAAGTCCTTCTCGGTCGTGGCCGAGTTGTTATACACGATAGTCCCATCCGCGAAGTCGATGATGTCGCTCTTCGGATTATCACTGGGCGAGATATGCCGACGCACGTCCTCCACCATGTTGAACATCGGCCGAAGGTAACGGATCGTGAAGTCCGCCGCGTTGACCTGGTTGTCCATGTAGATGACCATGTTCCCTCGGTCGTTCGCCATCAGGTAGGTCGCGGCCAGTCGTGCCTTGAGCGTCTTCCCCGTTTGGATTGACCACAGGTCAACCATCGTTCGCGTCGATGGGTCAAGGAACAGGCGCAGGCTTTCCGCGATCCAAGGCCAGCGGCTCGGGTTGTATCCGCCGGCGAACGCTCCCGCAGGGACGCGGGTGATGTTCCTCGCCAGCCACTTCACCGGGTCGGCGTTGTCGGGTGGCGTCAGGGATTCGCGGCCGATGGCCAGCAAGTCATCCCTGGTCATGGGTGCTTAGTTTTTCGCGGACCTTGCGGACGTAGGCCTGAAGGACGGCGATGGCCTTTGGCGGGTCGTTCGGGTTGCATGCCTCCCCGAGTTCGCTTGGCATCCGCTCCATCGCCTCAACCCATTCGCCCGTCAGCTGAAGCATAGCCTCCTTCGCCTCCGAGGCCTTGATGTATTCGCGAGCCATCAACGCTCGACGCTCAGCCTCAGCCTCGAGGTCAATCAGCTTGGCGGTCGCTTGGTTGTACTGGGTATGATACTTAGCCTGGTCTCTGTCGCCGGTCTCCATCGCAGCCTGCCAGACATCACGCGCTCGGCTGACCAAGACGTTCTGCCGATGGATGCGCTGCTGGATCGTGCCGTCATCCAAGGATGTAGCCACAACGGGGACGGGTGCCGACGACGCACGCTCAGCCGCCCGGGCGTCCCGCCACACCGTCGCCTCAGCCACGCTTGAGACCGGCATACCTTCGCGGCGTAAAACCCCCACGCGTTGAACGCTTACGCCTAGCGCCGCGGCTAAAGCCTTGGTTGTCAGGGTTTCAGATTGGGCCATTTAAACAGGGGTTTTGTGCCAACGAGACTGGTATGTTTTTGAGGCAGTGGCAGGCCA